TAAGGTACCAGGTGCTGAATCAACGAGGTTTGCTATTGCTGTATCTGTATAAGCTGTTGTCGCAACTTTTGTAGAGTTATCACTTGCTGATTGGGTCGTTGCAGTTGTGCCGTCAGCTAAAACACTGCCAGATAAACTTAAATTTCCAACAGTTGTATTAAGTGCAGCTATATCAACTCCGTCAACTGTACCTGTAACTGTGATATTGCCTGTTACATCAACGCCAGCACCTACGTCTAGGTTGCCAGCTATATCAACGTGTCCATCAGATTGAATAGACAATCTACTTGTATCAGAAGTAAAATCTCTAATGTCAAATACTCCAGTATTAACTTTTACTAAGTAATCTGGATTTCCATCAACATCAGTAAAACGAATGTTTGGCTGTGTAGCACTAAGAACTAGTTCTGAACCAATTAATGCCTGCGATCCAAAATTTGGATTTATTTTTGACCCTGCTATTGCTGCACTTGCATCTATCTGGGCATTGACAATCCCATTGCTATTTAAAAGTGTCTTAATCTCTGCTGCGGTTTGATCTGCGGTAGCTGCTGTTTCTATTCCATCTAATTTAGTCTTAAGTGCATCTGTAAAGTTATTCTGCGTTAGCCCTCCATCTCCTACAGATAATTTATTAGTCAGATTTGTATATGAAATATCAATATTGGCAGAACCATCAAAAGATGTACCAGCAATAGTTCTTGCGTTAGCTAATGTTGTGGCTGTAGAGGCTGCAATACCAAGAGCATCTATATCAGACTTAGTTTGATCTGCTGTCGCACCTGTCTCAATACCATCTAATTTAGTTCCATCGGTGGCTACGTCACGACCATCAACCGTTCCAGTAACGCTTATGTTACCTGTAACATCAAGACCCGCACCAACATCTAAATTGCCGTAAACATCAACTGTTCCATCAGAAGCTATTTCAAATCTGTCTGCATTACTATTAGTGGTATCTTCAATTAGGAAACTGCCACCTTGAACTTTTATCCTAAAATCACTATTGTTATCAGTATCATTAAATATTAATTTTGGTCCAGTATTAGATAATGTCAGATTTCCTGTCATTGTGTCATCAGCATCTGACCTAACAAAACTTGCAGAGGATATGCCATCTAAAGTATCAGCATCAAGCCCACTACCTGCTCCATCAACAGTTTTTATTAAAGTTAAAATTTCACTTGCTGTCTGGTCAGCAGTAGCACCGCTTTCAATACCATCTAATTTTGTACCGTCTGCTGCAACATCTCTTCCGTCAACCGTTCCAGAAACAGTTATATTTCCTGTAACACCTAATGCTCCTGTAGCACCCGTTCCAGTTGTTACTATATTTTGACTACCAAAATCAGGACTAATTTTTGTACCCGCAATAGCAGCACTGGCATTTACGTCAGCATTGACAATACTAAGATCAGATATGTTGGCACTGGTAACTGTAATTGCTGTAGGTAACGCTCCAGTTGCTAATTTGCTCAACGATATGGCTGCACTTCCGCTAATATCAGCATCAACAATACTTAAATCACTTATATTCGCACTTGTAACTGTAATTGCTGTAGGCAATGCACCTGTGGCAAGTTTTGACAATGCAATCGCAGCACTCGCATTTATATCCGCATTTACTATCGCTCCATCAGCTATCTTGGCACTTGTTACCGCACTATTATTTATGCTGATCGCTGTTCCATTACTTGATACCGTTACGTCACCCTTATCACCATCAGGCAAACTAGGACCCTGTGGACCCTGAGTTTTTACAGTGACAACACGGGTTTCTCCGTTTACTGTAACTGTATTTTTTGTAGTTGTAACATTAACTG